ATGAGATGATTTATAGTCCAACTGGTGAGGGGTTGGTTGTATTAGAAGGACAATCTGATTCTAGGATTGTTGTAGGTGGAGTTTCTTCACCTGAAGGACAATTCATTGATGACACATCTAAAGTTAGTGAGAAGTACCCTGTTATTCAGGACTCTTATTATTATCAATGGTTCTCTTATTCAATTCAATCACCTTTACAACAAGTACAGTATAAAAACATTATTAGGGACATCATTCACCCTAGTGGATTCATTATGTTCTCTGATGTTATTATTAATGACAACACCAAGTCAGGTTCCCTGGTTCAGGATGTTGTATTCTCAAATAAATAAAAGAAAGAGTAGAAATGTCAACCATAAACACCAATGACCTTAGAGTTCAGAACGCGAAAAACTTTGTCGCTTCTGCAAACAGCAGTGAAGAAAACACTTACCTGTTTGTTGGTAGAGTAACACCTTGGGATAATGATGAAACTCCTCCTATACCTGATAATAGTATAAAGGAAGTATACAGAACACATCAGGAAATGATTGCACTCAGTAGAGTAAATTCTACTGATGTGATGCATATGATTCCAATGGCAAGGTGGACATCAGGTGTTACTTATGATATGTATAGGCATGACTATTCATCATCTGTTAACTCATTCCAAGGTGCCAATAACCTTTATAACTCAATTTATTATGTTATAAACCAAAACAATGATGTGTATGTTTGTTTATTCAATGACGCTAACACACCATCATCTATTGAACCCCAAAATACAACAAACACCCCTTTCTTTACTTCTGATGGATATCAGTGGTTAAGATTATATAAGATTGATAGTTATCATATTGAAAACAGGACAACACAAAATTATATGCCTATTTTGGTGAATCCTGAAAACACAAAGACTCCAGAAGGTGCAGTTTATACTGTGGTTATTGATTCTCCTGGAGATGAGTTCACCAGGTCACCACAAGGTAGGTCAAATCAAATTAGGTATTATTATTGTAATATTGTTGGTGATGGTAGAGGTGCTGTTGCAAGAATCCTGTTAAACAGAGGACAAGTGGCAAGAGTTGATGTCATAAGGTCTGGAACAGACTATACTTATGCGTCAGTTGATTTTGTTGCTAACAGAACTTATGCAAGTTTGTTTGACTTAGATAATAATATTAATGGTTTAGACCCTAAGGGTGATGGTACATTCCTTAGTACAGTAATCATTTCACCACCAGGTGGATGGGGAACAGATTTAGTTAAGGAACTTGGAGGCACAAGAGTTGGTGTGTTTTCTGAATTAGATTTCACTTATGATGAGTTGTTACCCAATACTACCTTTAGACAGGTTGGACTGCTTCACAATCCAGCAACAGTGCAAGATAACCCATCAACAATGATTGCTTGTAAGGGTGTTAAGGTCATAGACAATGACCCTACCAATTTGTACAAGATTGGGGAAGACATCTTACAAGAGGTAAAAGAAGTAGATATCCAAGGCAATTTGATTGCAACCCACATTGCTAAAGGTACAGTTGTTGGGTTTGATTTAAGTGAAGGATTATTAAGATACATTCAAGTGCCAGAACTTCACGCAGACACTGATGGAGTAATGTATACCTTTGAAGGTATTGAACCAATCATTGGTGAGGAAACTGGTAAAGTCACAACACCAGACACATCCTTTATGGGTTTATTCAAGGGTGTTATCTTTTCAGAAGGTTATGGAGTTTCTGAGTTTCAAAGATACACAGGTGACATTGTATACTTAACAAATCTGTCTCCAGTAGAAAGACAAGAAACACAAACTGAAAAAATTAGTCTGATAATAACCTATTAGATATTGGGATAAATAACAGAAAAGAAGTAGTGAAATGCCCCTACAGACTAATTTAAATATCAAACCTTATTATGATGATTTTGATCCTCTAAACAATTACTATAGAGTACTGCATAAGGCGGGATATCCTGTACAAGCGAGAGAACTTACACAGTCTCAGTCAATCCTCCAGGATCAGGTTGAGAAACTTGCTTCTAAGATTATGAAGGAGGGGGACAATGTAGTCCCTGGTGAGTTTTCACTAAACCTTCCTGTATCTTATGTTAGAGCATCTTCTATCACACAGGGATCCACTGTAGATGAATATGTTGGATATACACTGAAGGGAGTTGTTTCTGGTGTTATTGCTAAGGTAGTATCTGCATCAGCCCTAACAGATGATGATGATGCAACTTTCTTTATTAACTATCAGTCTTCTGGTAACACATCTGAGTACAGTACCTTTATTGAAGGTGAGACACTAGAATCAGATACACCTAACAAATATACTGCAACTGTTGGTATCAGTACCATCAGTAAACCAATTTCCAGTCCACCAATGGGACAAGGCAGTCTGTTTACTGTAAAACCAGGTTCTTATTTTGTTGATGGGTTTATTGTAAGGAATGATGAACAGACAATCACACTTGACAAGTACAGTGTACAGCCAAGTTATAAAGTAGGGTTTGTAGTTACTGAAGACTTTGTAACTTCAAATGAAGATGAGGCGTTACTTGATAATTCCCAGGGTTCATCTAACTTTGCTGCCCCAGGTGCAGACAGACTTAAAATTTCACTTACACTTGTTAAGAGAGATGTTGAAGCGGTAGATGCTAACTTTATCCAGTTAGCAGAAGTCTTTAATGGTAACTTGTTGGGCAATCCATCAAGAACTGTTAAGTGGGACTGGTTATATGACATTATGGCACAAAGGACTTTTGATGAGTCTGGTGACTATATTGTAAGTGAATTTCCTATTCAGACTTATGAATACTGGAATGATGATAGAGTTGATGGAATATTTGATGTAGATACTGATACACTAACTTATCCACCAGTACCAGGTAGTGATTCAGAAACAAGACTGACTTTCTCTGAAGCAGATTCTAAGTATGCAATCAGAGTAAATCCTGGTCTTGCTTATGTGCAGGGTTACAGAGTTGGTTATACTCAACCCTTCTATCTTTATGGTAACAAGGCAAGGTCAATCAATTTTAGAGACAACACAATCACCCCCATCACTGAAGGGTTTAACATTACTGTAACTAACTGTAACAGTGCACCTGACTTCCAAAACATCAATGGTGAGTTGCGTTCTGTTGCATTTAATGACCTAACACTGTATCATAACTTTACTGATGGATTTGTTGGCGAAAGTACCCAACCTGGTGGCAAACCAAAGAATGTTGGTAATGCACCTTGGGCAACTTTCCACATCATTACAAACCAACCAATCACACAACCAATTCCACAAGACATTGTGGAAATTGATCCAACTAACAATGGAGCAGTGCTGTACTCTCCAAATAGAAACATTGAGCGTGGAGATGTAATTGGTGGTGCCACAGTTCTAGTAGCCACAAAAATTACACCAAAACCATCTGGTGTTATGAGACCACGCTACTTCACACCAAATCAAATGGTGGATGATAATGATGGTTTCTTTGGTTATAACTCCACTTATAAGTTGGGAATTATGACATCCTTGTTCTTTACTGAACTTGCGATGGCAGAACAACCTAGTAGTGATTGGTCTGTGGGAGAACTTGTTTATGGAGAACAGAGTGGTGCATTTGCAAACATTGAAGAAGGTAGCACAAAAGACCTACTAATCATTTCTAACACAGTGGGTGAGTTTGTTGCAGGAGAGACTGTTGTACAGGGTAATAATGTTGGTAGAATCTTTAAGAATAATGAAGTATCATCCTTTATCTTCCCTGATGACACTGTTATTGACCTGAGTAGTGAGAGTGAAGTAGTTGTAAGTGCCATTGGTTCCACATTGAAATTAACAGTTGCTGATGGTGACATTGAAGCAACATCTACTGAAATCAAAGTAACCCAACAGGGCAGAGATAAACTTCTTAACTTCCCTTATCCAGAAGGCAGTGCATTCAGTAACAGAATCAATTACACTGTAGAAACCCTTAATGGTTGTAAGGGTTATGCAGTTATTGTTCCTGCAAAGATCACAAACACACTGTCCAAAACTAAATCAGTTTTCTCACAACTTGACCTAAACACAACTGATAAGTTCTCTGCTGACATTTCTGTTCAGACATCAAGTGATTCAGAAATTATTAACATTGCGGATAACTCACTGTTCTC